TAAAGTAAAAGAAAGCTTCCAACAAAATTTCGATCACGTATCTAAATTTTCACATATCAGTTTTGACAGAATGAAAGGATCAGTAACTGAATACACAACCGAAGCTTTAACAACACTATTCTCAGCAATCGGAGCACTAAAAGCCTTCCCCTTCTTACAAAAAGTTAAAGAGATTTTCGATTTAAGCATCGACATCTCTGATTTAAATATGGCCTAGGAAGGCTGGGTCAAAATCCACGCATCAATGGAAAATCTTTTCCTACGTTACACAAACAAATATCCTGTTTATCAATCTTGCTGTGGTAACGTTAAAACTCATAAATCAACAGTAGGCGAACTGGCGCCAGGATGCGTGTGGAATGTCAAAATACCAGCAAATATAACTCCTGAAGATTATCAAAAACACCAATGTGATCCAAATCAAACAAAAACCATTGGATTAATGCAACTAGTGGATACAATACTACCCAATCCTGTCATCTGTTATCATACTTGTAAGTTAAATTTGTACAATGCTATCAAAAGACAAGCTTTATATGTACAAAAACCAGAAGATGACTTCGTCGAAAAATTCAATAAATGGTCTTATGGTATATGGGAAACAGAAATACGACCATTATTGGATGATTTTAAATATTCGTATGCCAATTGGTATAACGGTTTAACAAGAGCACAACAGTTGGAAATTAAACCATGGCATAATGGCGAACAAGAGGTACCTTTTGCAAATAATTTTAATATGTTTTGCAAGTTAGAAAAACAAGAAGTTACACTCAATAATGGCGAGTGGGACTGGCCAAAGAACAGATGTATATCGGCACCTGAGCCGTATATTAAATTTGTTACTGGCCCAGTAGTCTCGGCATTACAAGAGTTGTACGCTGCAAATAATGTAAAAGGTTACTGTGTAGATAAGAATTGGGATGATCTAGGTTCTTTTTATAATAAGTGTATGTCAAAAGGACTATATATGACTGTGCAAGGTGATATATCCGGCCTAGATAGATCAGTTACAAAATTTTTACTCGAAATTAACAGATTATCGTATCGAGCTGTAGCTGATAAAGTATTCCATTGCAACCCTGAATTATTCAAATTTTTCTTATGCGAGGACACTACAAAAATAAATTGTAAGATGTTCGAGAAAATGACCATGAAATTCAGAGGTATGCAGAGTTTATTAAAACTCGGTCACATCAATATACAAGGAACAAGAAAGTCAGGAGAATATCCAACAACCCATGGCAATACAGAATTAGTCAGTCGTCTGATAAGATATGTCATGGAAGTCGTATTGAATAGGGATAAAGATTCATACGAGTTATTAGTTAAAGGAGATGACTTTGTTATATTTATGGTTCCTTGTGATCAAGAAGAAATTAGAGAAGCTTTTAAACAAGTCTTTGAAACAAAAGGCATTAATCCAGACGGCAAGTGTAAGTACAAGTCAGGCACAGCTTTAAAATTCCTCAAATTCGGAACGATTTTCGATACTGACTTCTGTAGTACAGATACTTTCTACTGTAAAGACTGTCAAACACATCGTGTTACAAGAAAACTACAGAGATACTACACTTTAACTCCATTTACGAGAAATCTTTGGTCAGCAACACCAAGAGAAATCGACAACTATAAAAATGCATTACATGTATCAGATAAAAAGTGGAGTTCAAACTTAGAATTATTCGAATGCTTTGGATCAAGATTCAAATCACAAGTTTGGCCGTGTCGACTGAAAAGAGGTAAAGCAAAAGAAAAGATACCAGTCGAAGATGGATTCATTGATGAAAATGAGATCGATCATTTACAAGAATACATGAATAAGTACCAAGTTTTTCATAAATCTATGATTAGAGACACTTTCTGGAATTCTTATAAAAACCATCCTGAAAAACCGCCTAAAGAATGCTGTAATTATTGGCATAAAAAGATTTGCTCAATAAAATATGGATGGACCATGGAGGAAATTGATGAAATCATCCGCAGAATTAAGAATTATGAACCGGTTGAGGATTTATTATTGCGTGGTTTTAACCATAACGATAAAACCTATCAAGCCGACTATGATTTTTATTTACGGGGTTAATATTATTGGAAACTTTGATTAAAATAATATTTTGAGACTACTTTACAAAATCAGCGAATCTGTAATTGATTTTTAGCATCTATAATAGATAATGGCCATAAATATAAAATTTAAGGTTACTATTATCATTATAGACTGTGATTAAGCTAAAAATAACAGATAAGTTGTGAGTAACGATAGTAAATCAAATATTAATAGGA